CAGCGGGGATGATCTCGGCGAGCCAACTACGCACACTGCGAGCGCGGTAAATCCGGCTCTGCAATTCGATGATCCTGCGACGCCGCCACCACTTGACCGACACGAGGGCTTCCATCGCCTCGCGCTCGTCCATCTGTGCGCGGCCGAGCAGATAGCGCCCGATCTCGGACGCTAGAAATTCCTGCGCGTCACGACCTAGCACCGCTTCAGCAATCAACGTCTGTTCGTCGGTCAATCTTCGTCCTCTAGTAGCGCGATCATTGCCGCGAGTAGCAAACTGTTGGCGCCTTGTGCATCGGCAGCGGCCGCGGGCATCTGCAAGGCCGCAGGACGTGCCACACGGGCTTTATCAAGCCCTGCACGTTGCATCTGTCGTGCAGTGAAATCCGCGAGCGCCTGCGCCGTCTGAGCGGCATCAACAGGCCGCAGCGGGATCGCCTGCGGTTCCGTGAGTTCTTCCGGCTTGCGTTTCCTTCTCGGCCATCATCTGAGCAATCTGCGCCATCTGCTCGCCGAGGGCTGCAATCTGATCCTGGATCGCCGTGAACGTCTGCGCGGCTTGCTGTTCGATCGCGGCCACCTGCACCTGCGCTTCCGCTTCGATGCGGGCGACTTCGACTTGCACCTGAGCGTTCAGGCTCGCTTCAGACTCGCGCGTCGCCATGTCCGCTTGCGCTTTCTGCTGTTCGAACTGGAAGCGTTGCGCCTCCATTTCTTGCGCGACAGGGTCAACCTGCGGCCCCTGCGCCTGCATCTGCGCCATTTGCTCTTGCATCTGCTGCTGCGCCATCTGCATCGCGCGCGGGTCGATCTCTTCGTTCAGGAATCGACGCCCGTCCTTGTAGCCGGCGAGCCCGAAGATCTCTTTTCCGACTTCTTGCAGGTCGATCTCCATGCGGCCAAGGGCAGCAATGGAGCCATACCCGTTCAGCGCGCCCATGAAGCGTTGCAGCTTCTGATTCGGGTCCGTCGCGCCCATGCCGACATTGACCGTAAGCGTCAGGTCTTGCATGAGCAGTTCGTCGGTCACGGTGTCGATGCCGAACCGCTGGAACAACTGCGCGCGCTCACCGGCCAACGTGAGCACGACCGAATCCGTTTCGTAGTGCTGTTCCAACTTCGCGAGCTGCCGGAGCACCGGCTCCACCCACGTCTCTGTGAACGTGCGGATGGTGTATTCCGTCGTGATGTTCGACGACTGCGAAATCATGTTCATGCCGCCGACCGTCTCGCCCATCTTGCGATTGGTCATGACGGAGCCTTGCGAGAAGTTCCCGATTAGCTCGTCATAGTCGACGTTGATACGGTCTTGTTCGGCAAAGGCGCTCGACGTGACATCCGGCCAATTCACTTCTTGCACGTCGCCTGCGGGGTCGTTCGTGAGCGTCACGCCGCCCGGCACGTTGCGGATAAGCGACTCGGTGTCGACGTTCTGCCCGCGCTTCACAAGCCACCGCTTGTTGAGCACAAGTTTTACGTTGTCCAACCGCTGATTCACGATCTCGTTCGCTTCGGCTTGCAGCGTTGCGCCGAGATTCGACAGGCCCGGCGGCATGATCTTGTGCGTTTCAATCACGCACATGCCAATCACCAGCGGCCGTTCACCGTGGAAATACTCTTGTTCCAGCGGCGCTGGCTTGGTCAGCAGGTGCTTAGTGCCGAGAGTCCAGAACACCCACTCTTTACCGCCCCAGCGCACGAAATTCTCATGACACCAGACAGTGTCGAATTCCTTGAGGTCGGTCGTGTTGTCCATCGAGTCTTCGCGTCGGCCCTCGCGCGTCTGTCGCGTGGCGTCGGTGTCGTGCTTCGCGGATTCGATCTCACCATCGGCGTATTTCGTCCACTTGCCGTCGGCCATCATCTCGCGCACGTCCTGTACGTACATCGGACACATGCGGATGACGTAGGGCGACGACTGGATCGGGTTGCGCCAGTCAGCGGCTGGGTCGATGCGGATGTTCTCGACCGGGATCAAGTCCACGCACGGCTTGTCTTCCAGCACCTTGACGCTCGATTGCTGCTCAAGCTGCGGCGCGCCGGTCATCGGGTCAATGACCATCTGCCCCATTTCGTCGAGTACCGGCGCCATCTCGCCCGGTTCTTCCTCGCGTCGATGCTTCCAGTACTGATAGCTACAGCACACGCCCACGGTCGCAGCGTCTTGCAGAGCGCCGATGAGCGTGAGGAACCACGGGATGGTCTTCTGTAGCCGGTAGTTCAGCAGTTCCTTCACGATCGCAGCAGACGCTTCCTGCTGCGGGTCGGCAGGGTTCATTGCGTCGGCCGAGACCACGTCGATATTGCTGAAGAACGACATCGCGGCCATCGCTTCGAGCTTGCGGATGCCGGATCGCGTCTTCGGGCGAAACAGTCGGCTGCGATGCTTGTACTTGTCGGAGTTGTATTTGCTATCGACCGGGTGCCGGCCTTGGAACAGGCGGAGCCCCTCTTCCCACTGCTTGCGGTAATTGGAGTCGATAAACGACGTGCTGCCCTCGTATGCGTCAGCAGCGATGCGCAGCGCGTCTTCGGAATTCAATTCGCAAACCTCGGGTTGTATTTCGTGTGCCCTTCGAGCACCGTAGGCGCGTCGCCTTGGTACTTGCCGCGCACCCAATGGGCACGCTCCAGGAACTCGCCACCGGCCTGCACAACGCGTTTCTTGCGCGCGCCAGCGTCGGTCAGGTTCTTCAGGTGCAGCACCATGCCGGCCTTGCTGGACAGGCGCAGATTCTTGATAAACACGACGCCGCTCGCGACGTAGGTTGACCACAGGTGCCCGGGGTAGTGGGCGTTCAGGATCTCGCCGACCTCTTTCGCAATGCCGATATCGAGCACGTCCTGAACTTCCGACGTGTAGATCATTCGTAAGGCCCGCTCTGGCTGTCTTCCATCTTCCGGCCGTTGCTCCATTCGTAGGCAACGTCGCGCTTCGCCCATTCCGTACCCCACGCAGCCCGCACCATCGCGCCCCAATCGAGCGTCTTCGCGGTCCCCGGGCGTAGTGCCGGGTCGTCGCGGTAGTCGGGGCCCTGCGTGTCAGATGCCATCGGAAAATGCCTCGGGTTCGGTTTGCGTGAAGTCTTCGAAAGTAGGCCACTGCACCGGGATATCCGGCTCTTCGATGCGGGCCAGTGCATCGAGCATGTCATCATGGACGGACACCGGGAACGCGATCAACTCGTCTTCAACGAACGAAGCCACCATGTCCACGGTCTTGCGTTCGTAGTCGGTAATGTGCAGCGACGGCGGAAGGTAGAAGCGCCCTTGCTCGAAGATCGGGACAAGCCGCTTGATGCGGTCGACCTTCGGCGTCTGGCCCGCGACTTCCGTGATCTCGAAACGGTAGTTGTGCCGCTCTTGCTCGGATTCGATGTGCGCTATGTCGCCCATCATTCCGTAACGTTCGTATCTGACTTGGATCGGGCGCCACTTGCGATGCAAGGCAAACAACCTCGCGGCACGCTCTGAGAGGTTCAGACGGTCACGCACGATGTCCAGCGCGTAGTAGTTGCGGTCCGGGCCGAGTCCGACGACCCACATGGACGTGAAGTCGTTTTCCTTGCGCTTGCCGTTGGCAGCGTCTACGAGGATGTATTTATTCATCCCGGCGCCGCCCTGGTGGTCCTTGTAGTACCGCAGCCATTCACGCTTGAAGCCCTGCGCGCCGTCCCCCTTCGGGTTAAGCAGGATCTGACACGAGAACGTGTAAGGCCCCATGTCGCGCCGCTTGTTACGTAGCTGATCGGTCGTCCACAACACCGGCTCGCCAGTCTCAGAGCCATCCACGGTTGCGGGATAGACGCGCGGTTTTGCCGTGCCACGGCTTAACAGCGTTTTGTACGAATCGTTGAAGTGATAGCGCGTGCCAACGAAGCGACGATTCCCGCCCTGCGCGCCTAGGTTGTATGACACCTCAAGTGCGGACGTGGTCTTTTGCATCATCTCAGGCGACGTGACAGATTCGAGCGTCACCACGTCGTCATAGAGCAACGTCCGGTAGTGCTTCGATGTCGGCTGCCCATCGACGAGGCCCCATGCCTCGATCGTGCTTTCCTTCGGGTTGCTCTTCCGCTTGACGACGATTCCGTCATCTTCCGACCACTTCGGAGCCTCTTTGCTTGGCGAGGTCCAGAGTACGTCAGGGAATAGCGACTTCAGCAGTTCGTTAGCTTCAAACTCGCGTTTGATCTGGCGGAGGAAGCCCTTAGCAATCGGCCGTGTGTGCGAGAAGATCCCGATGGTCGTTTCGGGGTCGTTCAGAATGTCCTGAATCGTCAGCCCGAACGTGATGATGGTCGACTTATAGTGCTCTCGCGACCACAGGTCTAGTCGGTCATTCGGTGCCGCCTGCACTTCCTTGCATCGGTCCAGCAACCACGGGCGTTCCATGTCGGTACGACCCAGCGCGTACCAAAGCAGGAAGAAAAGATCACTCTTGCACAGCGCCCTCGTCAGGTCGATCCGTTCCGAGTCCGAGCAACTCCGCAATCCGGCTATCAATCGCCGATACTGTTCGATGCTCGTGAGTGTGTTCGTGGTCAACCTTTCCGCCTAGTTCGACCTTGTCGCCGTAGACCTTCGGTCGCAGCTTTCCGGCCATCCATTTGCGTGCATCCATGCGCAGCCGCGCGATCTGCGGGTCTTCAGCCTGATCGACGATGTCGAGAATGTCACTGAACAGCGTATCGGCCTGCTCTTCCCGCGCGCGGGCGTACTGGGCACGGAACCATTCGTTCGCATCGTTAGCCAACCATTTGCGCACAAGAGGCGGCGATGGCCTGCCAACCTCAAGGCACCATGACCGTAGACTCTTACCCTCTG